TACAAAATAGATTTCTAATGAAAGCTCCCTACTGCTTCATCATAAAGCCGGTTGGCTTGAGGCGGTACGACAACATAAGACAATTCGGAGACTCCGAGTTTATTATTAGTACCTCTCAGGAAGACCATCGCGTATCTAATAGATTCGCAGAGGTTGTCTCCGTGCCTATATATTACGATGGTCCAATCCAACCGGGCGATACTGTATGTGTACACCACAATGTTTTTAAGTTCTACTACGATATGAAGGGTAGACAACGCAGTAGTTGGCATCATTTAATTGATGACCTATTTATTGCTGAACCAGATCAGATTTATCTCTTTAAAAGAGGTGAAGATTGGCAGGCTCCATATCCATTTGTTTTTGTTAGACCAATTGAATCAGAAGACCGAATGTTTAATCAAACAGGCGGCCTAGAGCAGATGTGGGGTGAGTTGGTATATAAGAATGAGAAGATGGATGAGGTTGAGCAAGGAGACATTGTTTCCTATACCCCTGACTGCGAGTATGAGTTTAAGATTGACGATGAGATTCTTTACCGAATGTATAACCGGAACATATGTCTAAAAAAATAGAGATTGTAGAAGCAGCTAAGCAAGCAATTGATGAGTTGATCAAAGTACTTAAGTCGCCTATTATTACTCACGCTGAGGATGATATATCGGCAGATAAGATGAAGAACGCTGCGTCAGCTAAACGTCTAGCATTTGAGGATGCTATGTATATGCTTACAAAGATTGAGGAGGAGGAAAGCAGAGAGGCTCAACCTGCCGAAGTAACTGCCGGTAAAGGTGGTTGGGCTGAAGGAAGGGCTAAGACAAGAAATGGAAAATAAGTTATACTCCATATTAGATAACTACCTACAACGTCAAGTTGTATCGACTAAGAACAAACATAAGTCTTGGAATTATGGGTATCACCCTGAGTACGACCTTATAGTCATATCAAAAGATGGAACAATTGGTCCAATATACGAGATCAATGGGTTAAAGATAGCTATACCATCTATACCAAAAGAAATAGAGAATACAAATAACAGATGGAAGGCACAAGAGTATCCTGCTGAACTACAGAAGATCAAGTCAATATTTGATTGGAATAGGAAAGACAATGCATTCAAATCTAAGTATGTAGATAGTATTGAGAGTGAGTTTGACAGACGTGAGCATGGGCATTGGTTTATGAACAACGGTCAACCTACCTATCTTACCGGAACACATTATATGTATTTGCAGTGGACTAAGATTGACGTCGGTCTACCTGACTTCCGTGAATCCAACCGGATATTCTACATATATTGGGAGGCATGTAAGGCTGACAACAGATCGTTCGGTATGTGTTACCTAAAGAACCGTCGTTCAGGTTTCTCCTTCATGTCGTCTTCTGAGACATCGAATCAAGGTACAATTGTCCGTGACTCTCGTCTTGGAATCCTATCTAAAACAGGATCGGATGCTAAGAAGATGTTTACCGACAAGGTTGTACCTATTGTAAGAAATTACCCCTTCTTTTTCAAGCCGATCCAGGACGGTATGGATAACCCGAAGACGGAGTTAGCCTTCCGTGTTCCTGCGAGTAAGATTACTCGTAAGAACATGGATGAGGAGCGCGAGGATGACATAGAAGGGTTGGATACTACCATCGACTGGAAGAACACAGCTGACAACAGTTATGATGGTGAGAAGTTATTGTTACTTGTACATGATGAGAGCGGTAAGTGGGAGAAGCCTGAGAACATTTTAAACAACTGGCGAGTAACAAAGACCTGTCTTCGATTGGGATCTAAGATCATCGGTAAGTGTATGATGGGATCAACATCAAACGCACTATCAAAAGGTGGTGAGAACTTCAAGAAACTATTTAATGATAGCGATCCTAGACAACGATCTGCCAATGGTCAGACTAAGTCAGGATTATATGCCTTGTTCATTCCTATGGAGTGGAACTACGAGGGTTATATCGATGAGTATGGTTGGCCTGTATTTGAAGACCCAAAGAAGCCGGTAAAAGGAGTCGATGGTGAGATGATTTATAACGGTGTAATTACCTATTGGAACAATGAGGTAGCAGCATTAAAGTCTGATGCTGATGCACTCAATGAGTTCTATCGTCAGTTCCCTCGCACAGAGTCTCATGCGTTTAGGGATGAGTCAAGGCAATCGTTATTTAACTTGACTAAGATATACCAACAGATTGACTACAACGACTCGATGATAAAGGACCGCGTCATTACTAGAGGTTACTTCCATTGGAAAGGTGGAGTAAAAGATAGCGAGGTTATTTGGACGCCTGACCCTAAGGGTAGGTTCTATGTGTCATGGATTCCTGAGCAGGGATTAAGAAACCGTATTGTATACAAGAACGGAAGAAGGTTCCCGGCAAATGAGCATATCGGAGCGTTTGGATGTGACCCCTATGACATCTCTGGAGTAGTAGGTGGTGGTGGATCGAATGGTGCACTACATGGGCTAACTAAATTCCATATGGAGAAGGCCCCTACAAATGAGTTCTTTTTAGAGTATGTGGCTAGACCACAAACAGCAGAGATATTCTTTGAGGATGTATTGATGGCATGTGTATTCTACGGCATGTCAATACTTCCTGAGAATAATAAGGCCCGACTGTTATATCACTTTAAAAATAGAGGGTATAGGGGTTATGTAATGAACAGACCTGATAAGCAGACACACAAGCTATCTAAGACCGAATTAGAGCTTGGTGGAATACCTAACTCATCTGAGGATGTTAAGCAGGCTCACGCGGCAGCTATTGAGTCTTATATAGAGGAGTATGTTGGTTTAGATAGCGAAGGAACTTATAGAGATTCTGATTCGATGGGTTCTATGTATTTTACTAGAACATTAGAAGATTGGGCTCGATTTGATATTAATAATAGAACAAAACACGATGCCTCCATCAGTTCAGGTTTAGCTATTATGGCTACACGCAAGTATATGTTTACACCTGAGAAGAAGGAATCAAAAATAAGTATTAAATTTGTAAAATACGATAATCGTGGAAACAGAAGCGAAATAATAAAATAATGGAGAAACCACAAGTTTTAATTTCCCAAAGGCCGTTCCCGAATCAGATGGCTACCGACGAAGAGAAAGCTACTTTCGAGTACGGTCTTAAGGTAGCAAAGTCTATTGAGGGTGAGTGGTTCAAAAGAAAAGCAAATTCGTGTAGGTTCTATCATCAGTGGGGGGAATTCCACCGATTGAGGCTATACGCAAGAGGAGAGCAGCCAATTCAGAAATATAAAGATGAATTGTCTATTAACGGAGATATGTCTATGTTAAACTTAGACTGGTCTCCTATTCCCATTATTCCCAAGTTCGTAGACCTTGTTGTAAACGGTATGTCTGAGCGTCCTTATGCTATCAAGGCAGAGGCTCAAGATATTATGTCGGCTGAGAAAAAGAATATCTTCCAAGATATGATCGAGGCTGATATGGTAGCAAAAGACTTCCTTCAGTTAACTAAAGATGAGTTTGGTATTGATGCATTTAATGTTGATCCAAATGAACTTCCTGAGAACGATGAAGAGCTATCGTTGTACATGCAATTAAAATACAAACCAAGTATTGAGATCGCAGAAGAGGTGGCTATTGATACATTGCTCAAGATGAATGACTATGAGCATATCAAAAAGTTATATGACTATGATGTTACCACTATTGGTATAGGAGCTGTAAGACATACATTCTTAGTAAACGATGGAGTTAAGGTTGACTATGTTGACCCAGCTAATATGATCTACAGTTATACTGAGAAAAATGATTTCTCTGACTGTTATTATTTTGGTGAGGTTAAAATGGTTCACTATACTGAGTTACTTAAAATTGATCCTACACTTACAGACGAGCAACTTCAGGAAATTAGAAATGCTAGTTCTGCATGGTATGATTACTTCCCTATTGTAAGAAATTATCAAGATGACTCATTTTTAAATGAAGTTGTTACATTGCTATACTTTAACTACAAAACTGACAAACGTTTTGTGTGGAAAAAGAAATTACTTGAGAACGGAGGAGAGAGAGTTATTCGTAAGGATGAGTCATTTAATCCAATTATAGAAGACGGAATGCTATACGAAAGAGTAGAAGCAGTTCGTGATGTTTGGTATGATGGTATCCTTGTAGGTGGATCTAATATCCTTGTCAAGTGGGAGATGATGAAAAATATGGTTAGGCCTAAATCTGCTAGTCAGAAAGCGCTTCCTAACTATGTGGTCCATGCTCCAAGAATGTATAAAGGAAACATCGAATCTTTGGTTCGACGTATGATTCCTTTTGCTGATCAGATTCAGTTAACTCACCTTAAGTTGCAACAAGTGATGGCACGAGTTGTTCCGGATGGTGTATTTATAGATGCCGATGGTATTAATGAGGTTGACTTAGGTACAGGTGCAGCATACAACCCAGAGGATGCATTGAAGCTATATTTCCAAACAGGTAGTGTTATCGGACGTAGTTATACTCAAGATGGTGATTTTAACAATGCGCGTATTCCTATCCAAGAGTTAAATACTAACTCTGGTCAAGGTAAGATGGCTGCGTTAATTGGTAACTACAATCACTACTTAAATATGATCCGCGATGTGACAGGTATCAATGAGGCTAGAGATGCATCTACTCCTCATCCTGATGCATTGGTTGGTGTTCAGAAATTAGCTGCGCTTAACTCAAACACAGCAACAAGACATATCCTTGAGTCAGGATTATATACTACTAAACGATTAGCTGATTGTTTATCAGTTCGTATCGCTGACGTATTAGAGTATTCTGATTTCGCTGAGGAGTTTGCTATGCAGATAGGTAAGTATAATGTGGCTATATTAAACGATATTAAAGACTTATACTTACATGACTTTGGGATCTTTATTGATCTTGCTCCAGATGAGGAAGAGAAACAAAGACTAGAGGCAAATATTCAGATCGCTCTTCAGCAACAAACAATTGACTTAGAGGATGCAATTGATATCCGAATGATTAACAATGTTAAGTTGGCTAATGAGATGCTTAAGGTTAAGCGTAAGCGTCGAATGGAGCAACAACAGAAACAAAAAGAGATGGAGTTCCAGATGCAAATGCAATCGAACATTCAATCTCAACAAGCTGCGTCTGAACAGAAAGCACAACTTATCCAATTAGAGGCACAATCTAAAATACAACTTAAGCAAGCTGAAGCTCAATATAGAATTCAAGAGATGCAGGCAGAGGTTGAACTTAAGCGTCAATTAATGGATGTCGAGTTCCAATATAACATGCAATTAAAAGGTATGGAGGGACAGGTTATCAAGGATAGAGACATGGATAAAGAGAAGGCAAAAGATAAACGAATTGACTTACAAGCTACACGTCAATCTGAGCTAATTAATCAAAGACAAAACAATTTACCTCCTAAGAATTTCGAGAGTACTGAGGATAGTCTTGATGGATTTGACTTAGAGTCTTTTGGACCAAAATAGACGTAAGTAAATAATACTTAACTTTGTAACAATTAAATCCAATTATAATGAGTGAATTTACAGTAAGAACAGTTGACTACGAAGAGAAGTCACTGGCAGAAAAAGAGACAGAATTATTAAAGGCGCATGAAGAGCAACCGGAGGAAACTCCAACAATTGATCTTTCAAATGTTGAAACGCCAACAAATGCACCTATAGAAACACCTCCGGCAAACGAGCCGGTTGAATTAGACGAATCTACTGTTGTATCTTACTTAGGTAAGAGATGGAATAGGGAAATTAATTCATTAGATGACTTAGCTGATCAACGTGCAGCTAACGACGATCTTCCTGAAGATGTTTCGGCATTCCTTAAATACAAGAAAGAAACTGGGCGTGGTATTGAAGACTTTATTAATTTAAATAGAGACTACAACACCATGGATCAGGATACTTTGCTTCTTGAATATAATCGAGAACAAAACAAAGGTCTAGACTTAGATGATGTAAAGTTTGAGTTAGAGACAAAGTTTGGTTACGATGAAGATTTTGATGACGAAAAGGAAATCAAGAAAAAACAAGTAGCAAAGAAAAAAGAGCTTGCTAAAGCTAAGGAGTATTTTAATCAACTGAAGGATCAGTACAAGGTTCCGCTTGAGTCAAGGGAAGCCTTTGTTCCACAAGAAGAAAGAGATGCATACGAAGCTTACAAGAAACAAATAGAGTCTGGAGTTGAAGCCCAGGAAGACCAAGCAAAGAAGTCTAAGTATTTTGCTGATAAAACAAATGAGTTATTCTCTGATAAATTCGAAGGTTTCGGATTCAACATTGATGAGGGTAAGAAAGTTGTTTACACACCAGCAGATGCTAAAACTTTGAGTCAAGAGCAATCTAATTTATCTAACTTTGTAAATAAGTTCTTAAATGAAGAAGGTTACTTGAAAGATGCGGAAAGCTTCCATCGTGCAATTGCTGTAGCCTCAAACCCTGAGAAATTTGCTAAGTTCTTCTATGAGAAAGGTAAGGCAGAAGCGGTTGATGGGATTGCTAAAGAATCAAAGAATATTGACATGGTTCGACAAGCACCTCAAGTAACTAACAAAGCTGAGGGTCTACAGGTTAGAGCATCTGAACCAAGTGGTTTTGGTAACAGGTTAGTTATTAAAAGTAAAAACAAAAATTAGAAAAAATGGCTGGTATTTTAGCAGGCACTCCTGGAGTAAGTTTAACTCCAAGTGCACAAAAAATCGCTGTAGCTGATAACTACATGACCGATTTCAATTTCTTAAATCAATTTCTTCCTGACACTTATGAGCAGGAATTCGAGCGTTACGGTAACCGTTCAATCGCATCTTTCTTGCGTATGGTTGGTGCTGAGCTTCCTACAAACTCTGACTTAATCAAATGGGCAGAACAAGGTCGTTTACACACAAAGTACACAAATGTCATTCCATCCTCTGCGGCTGGATCAGACACTGCGACTTTTACAATGCCAACAACGTCTCCGGCAACTATTTGTAACTTCAGAGTAAACCAAACTGTATTCTTGTCTTCTCAGACAGTTGCTGCTAATTCAGCTAAAGCTGTTATTAGTGCAGTTGCAGCAGATGGTTCTACATTTACAGTTAAATTCTACAATGCTTCAGGTTCTCCGTTTACAATTACAACTGAACTTGTAACAGCATTCGTTTACGGATCTGAATTCCAAAAAGGAAAAGCAGGAATGGACGGATCTTTGGAAGCTCAAGATGTATTCTTCGATGTTAAGCCAATCATCATTAAAGATAAGTATGCAGTATCAGGATCTGATATGGCACAAATCGGATGGGTTGAGATAACAACTGAGAATGGAGCTACAGGGTACCTTTGGTATATGAAATCTGAGCACGAGACTCGTTTGCGTTTTGAAGATTACTTAGAGATGGCAATGGTAGAAGGTGTTCCTGCTGAGACATCATCTGATGCGTTAGCTTACTTATCTCCTTCAACTGCAACAACGTTTGCTGGACAAGGACCTGCATCTACTGCTGCTGGTACTAAAGGTTTATTCTACGAGATTGAAAACCGTGGAAATGTTTGGTCTGGTGGTATTCCATCTGCATTGTCTGACTTCGATACAATCGTACAACGTTTAGACAAACAAGGAGCTATCGCTGAGAACACATTGTTCATCAACCGTCAGTTCTCTTTCGACATCGACGATATGTTGGCTGCACAAAACTCTTACGGAGCAGGTGGTACGTCTTACGGATTGTTTGATAACGATGAGCAAATGGCATTGAACTTAGGTTTCACTAGCTTCCGTCGTGGATATGACTTCTACAAAACAGACTGGAAATACTTGAACGACGCTACACTTCGTGGTGGTATCGTTGGTGGAGCTGTAAATGGTGTTTTAGTTCCTGCTGGAACAATGAACGTTTATGACCAAGTTCTTGGTAAAAACGCGAAACGTCCATTCTTACACGTTCGTTACCGTGCTTCTGAAGCTGAGAACCG